CCTGTCATAGAAGCAGGATAGTAGAAGCGGTCTTTTGCAGCGGCTGCACACCTTGCGTTCTACACCGTCCACCATCACCCGGTTCCTCGGTTTCCGCTTCACTATCTCGCACGGACCGCATTCGGATGCACCGTACTTCCGGCAATAGGCAAGGGAATGCTTGCCACATTTCGCGAAAGAGGTGCAATCGGAGCGGGGGACTGTCTGATGAACATTCATACTGCATCATCCAATAAGTCAAACAACGTGGGCGCGCTCACTTCCATTTCTGCTTCATACAAGTATGAAAGGCTGTCTTTCCAGTAATCGTAATTTAGTTCAGTAGATAATCCTTTACGTCCTAAATTAACAGCACAATAAGGAACGGTTCCGATACCACCGAACGGGTCGAATACCAGTTCACCCTTATTTGAATACCGTTCAATCAGTCTTTCGACAATATCCAGCTGAAGTGGGCAGATGTGGTTCTGCCGTTTCTTCTGCGACTGTCTCGTATTGAGTGTGCGCATTCGGGTTACATCATCCCATATCCAGGGCTTCTTGCTTACCGGGTCAACAGCCATGAACGTTTTAGGCAGCTTTCCGTAGGCTTCCAATTCCTCAGCGAATGATACATGTTCCTCGTAGTTATATATATGCTCGCGTTCATAATGCCTGAACAAATGGCGTATTTTATCAATACCGGCACCTTTCATATCTTCGTATGACAACAATGAATTGCCGGAGGATTTCCAGCTTGCATGAGCATCTATCTGCCAACGGGCCAACGAATATTCGCTTTTGTTCTTGGTCACCGGCAAATCAGCATAGGCCCGTGAGGTGTCAGAAGGAAGCTTGCGGAAAAGAAGGACATATTCAGGACAACCGATACCCATCTTTGAACCGTCCTTGCACATCTCCGTATATCCAAGCCGATAAGTCTGGTTATTCTCCCTCACTACATCCGTATCCACCGTGATGCGCCCCATGTAGCGGAAACCGTGTTTCATGTAGTGGAATACAGTCATTTCACTGAACGGGTCAATAGTGGGCATGCCGTCACCCGTAGCGTTGCCGAACAGTACGCGGTCTTTCACATGGATACAAGCCAACCGGCCAGGCTTCAATATACGCATCAATTCAGGAGTAAGGTAATCCATCTGCTCAAAGAACTTGCTATTGTCCTCATTATGCCCGAAGTCATTATAGGTCGGAGTGTACTCATAGTGGTTGGAGAACGGGATGCTGGTTACAATCAGGTCTACTGAATTATTTTCCATTTTCTGACATTCAAGAACATTGTCGTTATTTATGGCCCTCCAAAGTTTGCCGGATTTCTCTTCCCGACTGGCGAACATCCACCGCATCATTTTTTCCTCTGCCTGCAAACCGAACAAACCGTTCTCGCGGACTATATCGGTCATCTTGGCTACCATTTGGCGGTGTTGCGCCCACTTCTGCATGAAGCTCTTGTATATCTCTCCCTCGCTTTCCGCATAGACCAGATAAAGGTCAACCGGATGCTGCTGCATAAACCGGTAGATACGGGCTATTGCCTGGAATTTGTCATTGAAACGGTAGTCGATGAACATGATTGCCTTGTGGCAGTGGTATTGGAAGTTCAAACCTTCACCAAGCATTTCAGGTTTGGCGGCCAGATATTTCAGACGTCCGTCTTTGAAATCCGCTATCACCTTGTCCGCTTCATCATCATCCTGCGAACCATATACAGCCTTACATCCGGGTATGGCGTCACATAATGCCTTCCGTTCATTTTCCAAGTCATGCCATAAAAGGAAATGGTCGTCCTTGTTTTCCGGGCGGTTGATAATCTCTACCACACGGGCAACCTTTTCCTGCATGTTGTCCCGGCGTTCTTTCGCAGCGTCGGCAAGACCGAGAGCAGCCTCACGAAACATCTTCACTTGTCCGTCACGGTCGGCTCCGGCAGTGGAGTTATCCACACTAACCACTTCCTCATGTACACGCAGTTCAGGCAGTTCATATCCTATATCGGGATAACCGAGGTCGGACGGTTTAGTGAGGAACAACGCCCATGTACTTACCCAAAGCCAGAACTCCTTTTCCTTATGCGGGTAAAGAGTAAGATTATTTGCCTTCGTACTGTCACGCTGAAAAAAACGGGTAAGCGCCTGCCCTGTATCCATCACACCGAGATAACCGGCATAATGTATCAATTCCTTGTATCTATTAGGTGATGGTGTGGCAGTAGCGACAAACCTGTACGGTACTTCTGCAAACAAGGGAAGAAACTCCTGATAGGTCTTAGTACCAAAACCACGCAGTACACTCGCTTCATCCAATGATGTTACGGCAAAGTAGGAAGGTTCTATTCTTACCCCGTCTTCACCGTCACGCACACGTTCGTAGTTTGTGACCATGATGTCGGTCGGGCATATCATCACATCAGCCATAGTTCGTACATAGGTCACTTTCATGTGCAGATGTTGTTCCGCTTGTGTAAGGAACTCAACTACTACACGCTTGGGACATACTATCAGCCCTTTGCCACCTTTGTGTTTCAGAACTACCCGAAGTATCTCCAACTGAGTAACGGTTTTCTGCATACCGAAACTGGAGAATATCGCACGACAACCGCCGGACACCGCCCAACGAACAGTATCTTTCACATGGGGATATAGCGACGGGGTTAATTCATCCGGATTGACTTCAAATCCGGTCTGACGACTGATGGCCATCTTGTCTTTTAAAAATTCTATATATTCTTTCATTATGCTATTTCTTTCAATAATTTCATTGTTTCACTTCTTTAGGTTTCCAATCAGACGGTAATTTTGCCCACTTGCGGAACTTGGCGTCGAAGTCGTCCATGTCCCTGAACATATCTATCTTCGATTTCTCTGTCTCTACGAGTGAGGAGAATTCCAGAAAGTACAAATCTGCGCTTTTAACGAAATTGTTATGCAGCTTCTTAAGGTTTCCGAGAAGCAGTCCTTTGGCGCTCATCAAGTCTGCCGCTTCCTCCATCAGCATGTTGGCTTCGCAGTTAAGTATGTGTGCGGCTGAAAGAAGGCTGTTCATTCTGTCAATGCTACCATCGGCTGTGGCGGCGTCAATTAATTGTTTTCTTGGTTTCATAATCGTGTATAAATTATTTATTTCTTATTTGGATAAACCCTCGTTTTTCGCATTCACGAAGAAGCAACAAATCTTCTTTTTTAATTTCGCATGGCGTTTCGTGGTTGATGCTCATATACCGTGAAATTCCGAATTTCCTGCATATATCGTTATAGTTATAGAAACGCTTTTGTCGACCTTTTGCCATCCAACAGATTGTTAGTTTCATACGTTTTACCCCTATTAAAACTCGCTTGGCTTCTTTTCCAGACCCTCGTATCTTTTTCTATTCAATTCAGCAATCAATTCATCCGACATCCTCAAGGCGTTGATGGCAGATTTGTCACCGGACAGTGCACGTTTTTTAAGTTCCTCCCGATATTCTTCGTAGAACATCCCATTGGTTGTTCTTTGCTCATCAGCCATGTGTGATTTATGCTCATTCCATGACTGGCTATCAGCAATAGCACAACGTTCTTTGTTGTATTCACGTAACCAGCCCATAATAACTTGCCCGTCTATGCGGTTGTAACTTTCTCCATATTTCATTTTCATTGCATTTTTGAAACACAATTTGAAATCGTCAGTTTTCATGTAAGGGTATTCCTCAATGATTAAGTCTACGGTCATTGCAACCTGTGTGTCAGACATGGTATTAACCACATTGAAGAACGCCAAAGCGTCAGCAATTAAAATTACCAATATGGCTCTCGCCTGCGGCTCTCCGAGTTTTCTGATTATAGTCCCTATGGCCGGCTCATTGCTTAGAAATACATCCTCAACTTTTTTCGGGCGTAGAGTTTCGCAATATTTCTCCGGCGAGGTCTTTAAGACGACTAACCGATTCTCTTCTTGTGGTGACAGTATCAGTTCGTTTCCCATTATAATTTCCTTCCAATATTTTAGTAAAGTTTGCTTGTTTGAAAATCCAATCAAAGTCACATTTCCAATTGCGGTCATTAGCTCCCAGCAGAAATGGGGATTGAAGAATGAGATTGAAAACAGTCCTCACTGACTCTTTTCCATATTGGGCTATCCGGGCTTTTACAGCCTTTTTTCTCACATCGGTCATTGATTTTATCTGCTGGAGTCTATCTTTGAATGTGGAATTATAGTATTCCATCAATCCGCTGTAATCAATCTTTTCAGAAAGAGAGGGCGAAGAAAGCTTGTCTTTCTTTGATACTCCGTCAGGAGTATTTTCTTTCTTTTGCTGGGAAGATATATCTATATACTCTCTTTCTTCTTCTTTCTTTGTATTTGTGCCCTCCGTGTGCCCTGATTTTTGCAAAAGTTCGGATTGCGGCAGATTGTTGTTCACAGACTGTGCCCCAAGTTGTGCCCTTAGCTGTGCCCATTCGGACTGTAATTCTTTGATTTTCTTTTCAATATCTGTGCCCTTGCATGTGCCCTTACTTGTGCCCATTGGATTATATTCTTCATATTTACATAGGGTTATAAGGTTCATTCCCTGATTGCACTCAACAGTTATCATACCTTTTTTCTTAAGATGTACAAGAAAGGAACGCACTTTCTTTTCAGACCATTTCCAGCGTTGAGATAAAAATCTTATGGATGCAGGATATTGACCTCTTGAATAAGAGATTTCTCGACCTCCGATACTCTCCTTTCGGGGCGTTGCCTCAAATCGTGCAGACTGGATTAAGTCTAACCACGCTTCACAACTGCTAAAAGTACGGGCTTCATTCCACATTTCATTCGAGAAAAACCTGCGGCTTAGCCTCAAAAATCCTTCGTCCATAGTTTTAGAATCTCACGTTTGTTAATTGCCTTCCTTTCGAGTAAACTGCCCATTTCCCATTTCCACTATCAAACAACCGTAAGTCCGACACCTCTCCGAAACGTTTGATATTACCGCATAAATCCACAATCCAGCCACATTCTTTGGAAGGATGCGGGCGGATGGCACGACCGACTATCTGATACCACATAGCAAGCGACATTGTAGGACGTGCCATAACGACTGTATCAAGTTCCGGATAGTCAAAGCCGGTGGTTAATACCCCGACATTCGCCACTACCGAAATTTCACCAGCCTTGAATGCTTCAAGTATCCTTTCGCGCTCACCTTTTGGGGTGTCACCCGAAACGATTGCGGCTCCGGGTATAGACCAGGTAAGCCGCTCCGCTTCTTTCAGAAAACGGGTAAAGACTAAAATACCTTTCCGTTTTCCTCCGGCTTTGGGATTCATCAGTCTTTGGACAATATGAACGAGATAGCCGTAAAAGTCTATCCGTTCATATTCTCTTTGAACTGACCTATCTGTATAATCGGCACCAGTAGTATTTACTTTCAAGTTAAGTTCGTTCCATCCCAAAGGATTCATTGGATAGTAATTCAACTTCGCCAAATAGCCCATATCTAATAGGGTTGATACCTGTACATGATAAATGACCTCTGAAAAGACATGAGGCTTTGTCCGGGTGATAAATTTCAGCATAGAACCAAAGTCACGGCTGGAACTTAAACGATACGGTGTAGCTGTCAGTCCAAGAACCTTACACTTC